GTTCCCCACTCACCGGCGCCATGTTCTTCGCGGATCTTCTTCAGGTTTTTCATCAGGACAGGTTTCTAAGTTTTGAGATTGGTTTGCCAGGTATTGATGGATCTCTTTCAATGACGATCTTTGTCTCGAGTTCGACGACCTCTGGAGCTTTCTTCTCGAGCAATTCGACGCCGTTCAGCCACTTACGGACCTTGCGTCCATCGTGCATGGAGACGATCAGGTAGTTCGTGCCACGATGTGAGATCTTGCCGACCTCACTGGATTCTTTCAGGACCACGTCGTCTCCGACCTGGAACAGCTCGCCGGCCACATAAGCCTCACGGCGTTCCGATACGGGTGCAAGCTGTACATGCTTGCGGAAATTCTTCGTCTCTCTCAGACCCATGCCGGTACGGACGGCATTGAACAGCTCTCTGGCCTCGGCGAAACCGGATGGCAGGCTCTTCGTGAAGAGCTCGAGGTCGTTAGCGCTGATCGCCGCGTGAACCTTGGATTCGGTCAGAACGGTCGAATCCGGATCCTTCAGACCGGACGAAACAACCGAGACTCCTTCCTTGAAGAAGTAGAATCCGTGTGAACCCTCGTGACCATTGTTTCCGTTCAGGAGAGCCTTGAACTCGGCGACATTGCTCTCAGTGAGAACCAGAGTTACTTTACGGAATCCTTGCTCGTACAGCTTTGTGCAGACCTGCAGTGGAGAAGTGATGTCGGTGTCCGAGACGATACTACGGGCATGACGAGGGTACATCTTCCGCATGAACTTGACCTTCTCGGTCAGTGGCAGCGGATTGTTCTTTGGATCCTCGACCTTTGAAGAGTAGATTCGATAGGTACGACCGCCCTTGGCCAGGTCAGCTACCTTCTCGAGTAAGGCCTCATGTGCAGAGGTCGGAGGATTAAACCGACCAAATGCAAAGACGACCTCCTTTGGAGCGTCCTCAGAAAGGAACTGAGAGAACGATTTGATCATGACCGATCGCTGTTCTGCTCCTTGTGCTTGGCACGACGCTCGCGATTCTCCTTGATACGTCCGCGGATCTTAGAGATTGTCTCGGATGATGTGCGCTCTGGCCAGTCTTTCGTCCGGACGTTATGCTCTGTTCCGCCAGGTCCGATGTCGGCGATCTTGTGGCCGATAGGGCGAGTCACTGAAATCTTTGTCTTCGGTCCAGGGGTCGATGCCTTCTCGGCGTCCTCTGCCTCGCCGACGACGCCATGGTGACGCTTGAATGCGTACCGATCCTGCATTTCGGTCTCACCGCCGGTATACTGTACTGGAGTAAAGTCTTTGAAGCTTAGCATGATTGTTTCGAGTTTCCCATTTCCGATGCAAACGATTTTGCAAGGAGTGATATAGAAATCTATTTATAGAGGCAGGGGTTTGGATAAATATGCTCCGTATGAAAAACATCAAACTCACCTCAGTTCTTCTCGTCTCAGCTGTTGCACTCCTTTCCGGATGCGGTACGGTTGATGCTACGTATAACTCAGCCAAGGGAATGGGACAGGCAGCCATCGGTGGCGTTGGTAACGTCGTCGGAAATGGTGCGACCGATGTCGGCCGTTCTCTCGGCGTTGCTTCCACAGCGGCCGGTAAGGTCGTATCGGGTGGCGGAGCAATCGTTGGTGGAGGTCTGGATCTCGTCGGTGGAATGGTCAAGGGTGTCTCGGACATCGTTGCACCAGTCCCAGGAGCTCCTGCCCCAGCACCTGCGAAATAACCCTCACAGGGTAAAAACTTTTACCTTAGCGCGGGGTGGATATCCACCCCGCTTTCTTTTGTTATGAAGATTACTCTTGTCACCCCGACCTGCGATAGACCCGAGGCATTTGAACTCTGCGAGAAATGGATGGCCAGGCAGACGGTACCGATTCATCAATGGATAGTACTGGATGATGGGATGAATCCTGCGAAATGTACCATGGGACAGGTACATATGTTGTTCGGAGAAGAAACTCGTGGCAAACAGAGTCTAGCCAGAAAGATTCGATACCTGATGGAAACACCCCAGGCGATCACCGGAGACGCGATCGCCTTTATCGAGGACGACGACTGGTATTCTCCGAATTATCTTCAGGTCGCCGCCTCGCGTCTGGGAGATTACAACCAAATGATCGGAGAAGCATATGCCCTATACTACAATGTGAGGGATATGCACTGGCATATGCATACTAACGATCGGCATGCCAGTCTTTGTCAGACAGTTCTCAAAAGATCGTTCTTCCCGGAGTTGCTGAAAGTGGTGAAGAATGACCTGGATCCCTTCATCGATGTCAGGCTATGGGGAGATACCGATCCATCGCTGACTCGAATGATATTCATTCCTGACCCGAAACCAACATTAGTCGGAATCAAGGGGATCTATCAGGGATACGGAATTGGACATAGTAAGAGGCTCCCACACTACGACGATGGAGGGAATAAGTTGTCTCAGTTGATCGGCGCTGACGCCAAGGAGTACCGCAAATTCAGGCCATCCGGATTATAAATATGTGGAATGGCCACGATCGTACCCTTTTCTGAGTTTACAGAGCTGCTTGAGGAATCAAATCCGCAGCAACTGACACACATCCATCACCCAGAGGACCGTCCGATTCTGCACGGCTCATCTGGTTTCGAGCACGCTCATGGGGCTCTGACTCAGGCTCACGAGCACATGAAGGCCGGAAAGCACAGCAGCGATCTGACCATGAAGTATGATGGATCCCCGTCTCTGGTCTTCGGCCATCATCCCGAGACGAAGAAGTTTTTCGTGGCCACCAAGTCGGCATTCAACAAGAATCCGAAGATCAATTACAGCAACGCCGACATCGAGAAGAACCATGGACATGCTCCTGGTCTGGTCAGCAAGCTCAAGTCGGCTCTCCATCACCTGCCGAAGGTTGCACCAAAAACGGGAGTCTACCAGGGTGACGTGATGCACACCGCCGAGGATCATAAGCACAACAAGGACGGATCAGTCTCTTTCACTCCGAACACTATCACCTACACCGCTCATGGAGATGAAGCCGAGAAGGTGAAGAAGTCCAAGATCGGTGTCGTCGTTCACCAGCAGTATAAACCACATCCTACAAAGAAGGGTGTCGAGCACATGTCAGTGAGCCCTCATCCGGACACGAAGAGTTTCGGCTCTCACCCAGACGTTCATTTCAAGACTGCCGAGCACGACACATCGAAGGTCGAATACTCTCACAAGGATCAGGTCGCCTTTCACCAGCACATGGCTGCGGCCAAGAAGATTCACGACAACCATGGGTCAGAGATGTACAAGGCAACTGCCAAGCATCAGGGAGACTTCAGTCACCTGAGCACGTACATCAATCATACCGTCCGTACAGGAGAGAAGCCTACAGCTCAGGGACTCCAGCAACACATCGTCGGTCACTACGAAAAACAGGCCAGCAAGCTGAAGACTCCGGCCAACCAGGAGAAGAAGCGTGCGGAGGGTACCGGTCACATCGAGCACATCAAGAAGAACGAGGGGCACTACAATAATCTTCTGAGCATGCACCATCATCTTCAGCAGGCCAAGAACTCACTCGTGAAGAACCTCGAGAAGCACGAGGGCGGCCTGACACATCATATTGGTACCGCGCACTCAAAGCCAGAGGGATTCGTGGTTAACCATAAATTTAAGGGGAAGAGTGAACCAACAAAGTTGGTCAACCGTGCAGAGTTTGCCAGATCGAATCTACTCAAGGCCAGAAAATGAAGACATTCTCGCAGTTCCTAAAGGAAGAAGCAGGAAAAGAAAAGCACCACGTGATGGCATTCGTTCGAATGAATCCGATCACAAATGGACACGAGGCACTCGTCAACAAGGTTCACGAGGTGGCAAAGAAACATGGTGCAGATCATTCTGTGATCATGTCGCACTCACACGATCCAAAGAAGAATCCTTTGTCTCCGGAACAAAAACTGAAGCACGCCAAGCGTGCCTTCCCTGGCACAAATCTGTCCACGTCTTCCAAGGACAAGCCGAGCCTTCTTCACCACGCAGTTGAGCTGCATAAAAAAGGAGTGCAGCACCTACACCTAGTGGCGG